CACGAAATTAGTTTAGATGACAACCATAAAGTCAAGTTTGGTGCTGCTGATGACCTACAAATTTATCACGATGGAAACCATTCTAGGATTGTAAATAGTACAGGAATGATAAGTATTCAAGGTGATTCTTTTAGAGCTTTAAATGCTGCTGGTTCTGAAAACTTGATAGATGGAAATGCAAATGGTTCAGTAGACCTGTATCATAATGCACTTAAGAAATTTGAAACAACAGCTTACGGCGTTGACGTAACTGGTACTGCACAATCAGATACTTTAATAGTAACAGGTGTATCAACAGTTGCATCCATGATTTTCTCTGCTGGTACAAACACCAACGGAGTTGCATACTTCGATGCAAATGGACAGGTACAATCTACCGTGGCTCCTGCTTCTGGTATTTCAACATCTAATTCTATTTTAACTACGAACGCTTCTGGTGTTCCGATTTGGACTGATACAATTGACTGTGGCACATTCTAACGACATTAATTTCAACATTCTTTTAGAACTAACTCTCGCAAAAGTTCACTCATTAACAAAAGAAAACTTACTTCTTGAAGCTAAGACGAGAACCCTTCAAGAAACAATTGACCAATTACAAACAGATTATGAAGAGGCTAAAAATGTCTTGGCTAAACAGTCTGTAAATAAGACTACCAAGCCTAAACAAATAAATAAGTAAAAGATAGCGTATATTCATGGCTAAACCCAGTTCCAGACAAGAATTAATCGATTATTGCCTAAGACAGCTGGGTGAACCTGTTTTGGAAATAAACGTTGATGACGATCAAATTGAAGATGCAGTAGATGATGCAATTCAATTTTTCCATGAGAGACACTTTGATGGTGTTGAGAAAATGTATCTCAAACATCAAATTAGTCAGGAGATGATTGATGCTGCAAGAAGCAGTACCGTTGCAACTACTGGTATTTCTTCAGATAAGTTTGATGGTGGTTCTTCGTCTATCGTAAGTTTAAGTGCAGATAATATTACAGTTCCAAATCATGGATTAGTAACTGGTTCACCAATAGAGTATAGTTTTGGGCCAGGAAATACAACAATCGCAATTGCAAGTGCAACTCTAGATGGAGCTGGTGTTACAACTGCACTTGGTATTGGTACAGACAGTCAGAAATTATATGCAATTGCAGATAATAGAAATCAGATCAGATTGGCTGCAACTGCTGCCGATGCAACAAATGGTGCTGCACTTAATATAACTGCAGTTGGTGCTGGAGCTACACATTTCATAACTACTAAATCAGAATTTACAGAACAGAGAAATTATATTGAGATACCAGATCATATCATAGGTATCAATGGCATCTTTAGATTTGATGATAATACTATATCACAAAACATGTTCAGTATATCCTATCAGATATTCTTGAATGATGTTTATAACTTTAGTTCAATTGAACTTCTTAATTATACGATGGTCAAACAATATCTTGAGACCATACAGTTCTTAATTAGTCCAGATAAGAAAGTCAGATATAACAAACGTGGTAATAAACTATACATTGATATGAACTGGAAAGATGCAGCTGCAAATGAGTTTCTAGTCATAGATTGTTATAGAGTTTTAGATCCAACTCAGAACACAGAAGTATTCAATGATAGTTTCTTGAAGAGATATATTACTGCATTAATTAAAAAACAATGGGGAACAAACTTAACTAAGTTTCAGGGTGTCAAATTGCCAGGCGGTATTGAGTTAAATGGTCGTCAAATTTATGAAGATGCACTTCGTGATTTGACTGAACTTAGACAACGTATGTCTACTGATTATGAACTACCACCACTTGATCTTATAGGATAATGCCTCTAAATCCGTTTTTTCTACAGGGTTCTGCATCTGAACAAAGACTAGTCCAAGATCTTATCAATGAACAGTTGAAGATCTTTGGTGTAGAAGTCTTTTACATGCCTCGTAAGTTTGTAGGAACTGACGATGTAATGAAAGAAAATGTAGTTGCAAGATTTGATGATAGTTTTGCACTAGAAGCTTATGTTCAGAACTATGAAGGATTCGCTGGTTCTGGTGATTTAATGACAAAGTTTGGTGTCAGAACAACAGATGAATTAACTCTTGTAATATCTAGAGAAAGATATGAAGATTTTGTATCTACTTTCTATCAGGACGGAAACGAAGAAACTAAATTAACATCAAGACCAAAAGAAGGAGACTTAATATACTTCCCACTATCAGATAGTTTATTTGAAGTTAAGTTTGTAGAACATGAACAACCATTCTACCAACTTGGAAAACTTTATATGTATCAATTGACATGTGAACTTTATGAGTATGAGGATGCAGTTATTGATACAAGTATTGCAGATATAGATGATAACGCAGAGGATGATGGATATATTGCAACACTTACATTAGCTGGTTTTGGTAATACTGCAACATTCAATACTGGTATTTCAACTGATAATGGTGTAAACACAATAACACTTATTAATGATGGATTTGGATATACAAGTCCACCAGCCGTTGCAATTAGTACATCTCCAAGAGGATTGACTGTTGCAAATGCAACTGCAGTAGCGATCACAACTTCTTCTGGTGCTGGTTCTACGACATTCTCAATAAAAGAAGTTGCAATAACAAATCCAGGCTTTGGCTATACTATTCCACCTGTAATTACATTCAGCGGTGCTGGCGGTTCAGGGGCGTCTGCCATAGCGGGTATTGGAACAAACGTAGTAAGAATACTATTAGATGGTACTCAACAGGGTGGTAGTAAATATACATCTCCACCTGTGGTATCCATATCAACTTCACCATCTGGACTATCTACAGCTAATGCAACTGCTGTTGCTGTAGTAAGTGCTGCTGGAACTGTAAGTGATATTAGACTCACTAATGCTGGATTTGGATATGCATCTGCTCCAACTCTAACTATTGCAAATCCATCTACAGGAATTGGAACTGGTAACTTCTTCTTGAATGAGGTTGTGAAGGGTCAAAGTTCTCTATGTACTGCAAGAGTTAAGGATTGGGATGCAGATACAAATATTCTTAAGATATCTAATATCGCAACTAACTTCGCATTAGGTGAGGTTCTAGTTGGATCTGCAACCACAGGAGAGTTCCCAGGCATGGGTCAAACTGCAAGTTATACTATATTTAAAATAGGTCTAGATAATTTCCAAGATGATGCTTTTGCAAATAATTTAGTCATAGAAAACGAAGCTGATAGTGGATTGGTTGACTTCTCAGAAGGCAATCCATTTGGTAGTTTCTAAATAATTAAAAAGAATTATGTTAGGTCAATACTTTTATCACGAGATTCTAAGAAAAACAGTTATCGGTTTTGGTACTCTTTTTAATGGAATAGAGATTCGTCACGATGCAGATGATGGTGCATCTGTGAGTAGAATGAAGGTGCCATTGGCATATGGCCCAATGCAAAAGTTTCTTGCAAAAATAGAACAACAACCAACTTTAAAGGGTAGGCCTGCAATTACTCTACCTCGTATGTCATTTGAAATGACTACATTAAATTATGATCCATCAAGAAAGGCTTCAATAACTCAGACTTTTAGATCATACAACACAGGTAATTTAAACAACACAAAGAAAGTTTTTATGCCTGTTCCATATAACGTGGGATTTATGTTAAGTATTGCGACAAAACTCAATGATGATATGTTGCAGATAATGGAACAGATTCTTCCATATTTTCAGCCAGGCCTTAGTATCACTTTGAACTTAGTTTCATCAATAAATGAGAAGAGAGATATTCCTATTGTTTTAGAAAGTATTAATATGAGTGATGATTATGAAGGTAGTTTTGATAATCGTCGTGCAATGATTAGTACCTTACAATTCACTGCTAAGGTATATCTATTTGGTGCTGTTGCGGATAATCCAGATGGTCTTATTAAGAGAGTTAATGTTGATTACTTCACTGATACCAACAAGGTTGTTGCAAAACGTGAACAGAGATACTCTGCAACTCCAAGAGCTGTAAAAGATTACAATGATGATAATACAACTGCGATCAATAAACCTTTAGCTGCAGAACAAACTATAGTTTCTGTGAATAGTGCATCTAACTTCACAGTTGATGATTACATTAGATTGGGAGAAGAGAATCTACAGATTCGTTCTATTAGTGGAAATGAACTAACTGTATACAGAGGTGTAGATGGAACCACAGTTTCAGATCATGCAGATGGATCTGTCATAGATATACTTAGTGGATCTAGAGATGCAACATTACCATTAAGTGGTGATGATGCACTTATCGCTTCTGGTGATGATTTTGGATTTAATGAAATGTCTTCTTTCTATGAGGACTTTAAACAATATTCTCCATCTCAACAAAAGGATGTATAAATCATGAAATTTGATGATATTGATGATGCGTTAGATGTAGTAAAGGATTCTTCTGATCCTATTGAAATTGATACTGTTAAACCAATCAAATGTGAAAAGGAAGATCTAGATCGTGATTATGAATACACTCGTGGTCAACTCTATTCTCTAATAGAAAAAGGCCAAGAAGCCATTGATGGTATCATGGAAATTTCTCAAGAGAGTGGATCTGCCAGAGCTTACGAAGTTACTGGACAGATAATTAAAAGTGTGGCTGATGCCACTGATAAATTATTAGACCTACAGAAAAAGGTTAAGGACATTAAGGAACCTAAAGATAAGGGCCCTAATAATGTTACAAATGCACTTTTTGTAGGATCAACAGCTGAACTTCAAAAATTATTAAAAAAGGGAAAGTTAGATGACTGAACCAGTAAAAGGTAAAACTCCTCCAGTGAAGGAGGAAAAACCAAAAGGTCTTCTTGGTAAATTGAAAGAAGCCGCAGATGACAAAGAAGAACAGATTGCTATTCTCTCCACATTTGTAAGATTGGCTGTGTTAGTTTGGGCGGGAGGAATTTTAACTCTTGCAT